GGATGCAGTAAACTCTATATTGATGAGTGTTGGAGAGTCACCTGTTAATACCTTAAGTGTACAAAGCCCTGAAGTGGCTATTGCACAGAAAACTCTGCAGCAAGTCTGCCGTGAGATATTAGCGGAAGGTTGGAAATTCAATACTGAAACACAATATCCTATTACATTAGATTCAAGCAATCATTGTATTGTTCCTGATAATGTACTACAAATAGACCTTAATAGGTATAGACATCCTGATGCATTTGATACTGTCAGGAAAGAACATAATGGTATCAAAAAATTATATGATTTACATGATCATACTTTTGAATTTACCAACACATCTGGTGATAAAATATATGTTGATATAATATGGATGATGAATTTCAACGATATACCACAGGTGTTCCAAGACTATATAACTATCAGAGCCTCTAGGATCGCTTCTAACCGCATGGTAAACAACCCACAGGCAGCAGAACTCATTTCAGCAGATGAAGCCCAAGCAAGGGCTGTAGCGTTGGAGTATGATACTGTTCAAGGTGATTACAATATCTTCAATAACCAAGAAGGTAGGACTAACGCTAGCACTGTTTACCGACCATATAAAGTTCTACAGAGAAGGTAATGCCAACAGTAAATCAACGTATTCCTAACTTTCTAGGGGGAGTATCTCAACAACCCGACACAATTAAATTTCCTGGGCAGCTAAGAGTATGTGATAATGCTGTGCCTGACGTGACTTTCGGTTTAATGAAACGACCTCCTGGGGAGTTTGTTAAAAAACTCACCAATGCTAATGCAGATGGTTATTGGTATGAAATACTTAGAGATGGAGATGAGAAATATTTAGTACAAATGACAGCATTAACCAGTTACAGTGGTACTAAACCTATAAGAGTTTGGAACCTTTTAACTGGAGTCGAACAAAGTCTTACCAATGCTAATGGTGATTCTTTGTTTGCTTATATGCAACAATCAGGTACTACAGAACCTTATGCTATACAGACAATACAAGACTACACGATCATTACTAATCCAAAACAAACGATTAGCACGACTGGGAACACTGATACTCCTCTCAACAGTGGGGACTACGCTTTTGCTAGGTTAGATACTATTGCTTATAACACTGAGTATGTATTATATACAGGAGCTACGGCACCTACAGCTAATACTTACTATAGAGTCACAGCATTAAGTGTAACTAAAGTTTCTAATTCACCTTCTGGTAACACACAAACTGGTAACACATGGGATTCAACACACACAGATGGTAGGTATGCTGGTTTAGATCAGTTTTCATTTAGTGATTCAGCGTGTGAAGATCTTGAAGGACATGTAACAGTTAATGCTGTCAGCTATGTAGATAGTAATACAGCTAATTACGACAGTGACGGTGCTGGTCAATCAACAGATTTCTTAGGTTATACACAAAATTATAAAATCAGATATACTGCACAGGTTACTTTAAAAAACGGTGGGCTTATTAAAACTACATCTGAATCAACAGCTTTAGGTAAATCACATACTATTACTATTGAAGGTGTTAATTATGTTGTTAATGTAGACGCAGTAGAGCCTGTTGAAACCTATGAAGGTGTGTCTAGTATAGCTTTTTACCGTACACCTAAGAATCCTGATCAGGGTAAACTTAGTATGGTAAATATCCTTCAAAAACTATTTACCAACATAAACTCCAATCTATCTAATGTAACTGCTGAAGTAATTGGTAGTGGTTTATACCTATATGGTAGTGCTGCTCCTACAGTAAACTTTCTCGGAGGTGCTGTAAATGAGCAGATGAATATTATAGGTAATACAGCTCAGGATGTTAGTAGATTACCAAGTCAATGTAAACACGGTTATATAGCACAAATAGCTAACTCAGACAACTTAGAGGCTGATAATTATTATGTTAAATTTATAGCTGATAATGGTACACAAGGGAGTGGTAAATGGGAAGAATGTGTAAGACCACATAACTTTTCATCAGGCAGTGATCCTATGGTTAAAGGGTTAGACCCTGCTAAGATGCCTCATGCTTTAGTTAATAACCGTAACGGTACATTTACTTTCAAAAAGTTAGATGAAACTACAGCTAATGCTGATAGTAATGATAACTACTGGAAGTATAGAGAAGTAGG